AAATACAATCGGATTAAATATGGAATTGAAAAATATCATATTTCTGACGCCTTTGTCATTTCTAAGAATTTCAACGCTTTAAGGTTGGAATATCATTACAAAGTAAGGTTGGTTAGAAGGCATAACCGTCAAATCCATAAACAAAAGGTTTTAAAAGGAGGGGCTAAAAAGCCGAATCAATCTCCTTTTGAAGTTTTTGGTTTTCGTTTGTTTGACAGGGTTATGTTTGAAGGCAATTATTACTTCATATTTGGAAGACGTAAATCGGGTAGTTTCAATATTCGTGATATCAACGGCGGTAATCAGCGGAATGTTACGTACAAAAAGTTGAAATTATCAATAGGTAAACGTTTTATGATACAAAAAGAAATGAATTGATTAATTTAAATGAAGATATGAATATGTTCGGATTGAAGATAGTAAAGAGTAGTTATATAGATACTCTAAAACAGGATCTTGATGAAGCTATTAGCTATTCAAGTAGATTAAAAAGGGATTATGAGGATGCTAGTAAGAAGATAACGGAATTGGAAGAGAAAATAAAGTATCTTGATACGCTTGTCGATTCTCTTGATATGGATATAGATTCCAAGGATTCTCATATAGTTAAGATGGGGAATGAGCTTAGTAAATCAAGAGAGCTATATAATGAGTCGGTAAAAGAGAAAGAAACTCTTAAACGGGCTTATATGGATATCGAGAAGAAACATAAACTATCATCTAAATTACTCGATGAGGCTAGAAGAAGATATAAGGAACTTGAGGACCAGAATAAAATTATGTCAGATCGTATCAAGTATCTGGAGGCAGAGATTTTAGACATCGATGTTCCTGATGAGGTTGTTGTTGATGAGGATAAGATGGATCCTAACTCAGGTCATATTGATATACCTGAAAATAACGCTCCTGAGGTCGCTGATGCCGGTATTGACGTAAATGTCGAGAATAAGGCGGAGGATAAGAAGAAATCTAAGAAACGTAAAAAATCTAAGAAAAGTGAATAAGATCTTGTTTTTCTTGTTAACGTTATTTACCTTAGCGGTTGTCGGATGCAGTACATCTAGAACCTATTATACGGAGTACGATACTACTGATATATCTTATGTGGTGGATTCCATAGTATCTTCCGGGACCGTGATGGGTCAATGGAAGGAGTGGAGGTTTACGCTGGACGACGGCCGGGTCGATAACTTTGGCTTTACCGCCCTGTACGACGCCAAGGGGAAGGCTAGGGGGTCTATACAGGTAAGGCAAAGATCCGATACGTTTAATATCAAGATAATTGATTACCATAAAAAAGATAAGCAATGAAATACGGGCTAGGTTACATACCATCACCAGCGGATGACAGGGACGCTATTATGAATATGCAGCATGAGGCTGTCCCTGATGAGTATAAGGTCAATAACGTTGATAGCGTAGTGGATCAAGGATCTTCTCCTATTTGCGCTGCGGTAAGCTTAGCTGAGATACTTAACTGGAGAAAGAGTATAAGGGCTATTAAAAGACCGGCTAAGATCTCTCCCTACGATATATATGATCTGAGAGAGGATAAGGATCAAGACGGGATGGTTCTTCGTGACGCTATCAAGTCTATCAAGAACGTAGGCGTAGATGGGGAGAAAATAAACAGTTACGCTAGGATCATAGATCCGGTATCGGCTAAGGTAGCTTTGATGCTGAATGGGCCTTTGGTTATAGGTCTGTATTGCTATAATTATGGTAATCGATTCTGGCAAGGCCAAGGGCAGAACTTGGGAGGTCATGCCGTTATCCTCACCGGCTGGGACAAGGCCGGCTTCGTCCTACAGAACAGTTGGGGGACGGGATGGGGTAGGTCTGGTATAGAGACGTTCCCGTTTGAGGATTGGTGTTATACGCTAGAATGTTGGACCGTAGTTTCATGATATTACTATATAAACTTCGAGAAATTCCTTTCCACATCCTCTTGTGAAAGACGATGTGGTGTATTTAGGACCCGTAGCTCAATTGGTAAGAGCAACTGGCTCATAACCAGAAGGTTGTCGGTTCAAGCCCGGCCGGGTCCACGCTATTTTTTTTGGGGAAAAACTAGCATAGAGTTTTGTCATTAGATTTAGAGTTTAGATTTTGTTTGATGTCCTTGTCCGGGAGGATCGGGACATATGGATCCGAGGATCATTGGATGATTACCATAATATTGGAGATGCTGGTTCGATTCCAGCCGGATTCGCTAAAATATTGTTTGGTAATTATATACAATTTATAGATCTTTGAATAAAGGGGAGTTAATTTAACGGATAGAATTTACGATTCCTAATCGTAGCGTGGATAAGGGTTCGATTCCCCCACTCCCCACATGGTGTTTTCTTAAACATATTCCCGTAGGTCGGTAATTAACGATAACCGGTAGACAGCCTACGGGAATCAACAAAATCTTACGTGCTTAAGATCGCTTTCAGTTCTATTTTTCGTGTGTAATCTATAGGAGGGTAGCACGACCCTCCTTTTTATAATAACTATTTGGGATGGACATTAATCAAATAAAAAAGTACCTGCCATTAGGATGGGATGTGGTTGATCTAATAGATCACGGCATAATTGATCTTGATATCATGAATGGTAAGATGATTGGTGAGTATGTGGCTGTGTTGATGATAAAGTCTTATGATAAGATTACTGAATCACATAACTTAACCACTTTCTCGTTCCATGATAAGGATATGGGAGGATTACGGAGATTGGTATCGAACGCTATAATGGCGGTTGGGTTAAGGAATAATCCTATGACAGGAGATGGGAACACGGCAATCAAATAAAGGCACGGAATACACTGAAAGAGGGATATTGGATATCCTTAACAGACAGTTCTTGGTATCTCCTAGATGGATTATAAACAACTTGTATGTCTATAACTGGGAGTCTGATTATCTGGCTATAACTAGATCCATGTACGCCTATGAGGTTGAGGTTAAGATCTCATTAGCTGACTATAACAAGGATTTCGAGAAAGAGGGTAAGCACCAAGTAATGCAAGGATGGTTCGAGGGCCGGAAGCAAGCCCTATACGAGACCGGGGACTGGGTCAGGTACGGTCGCCCAAATTACTTCTACTACTGCGTGCCAGATGGGTTGGTTGATCCTAAGGACATACCTCCGTACGCCGGGCTTGCTTATGTTTGTGGCAGGAATTTGAGAAAGGTCAAGGATGCCCCTATCCTGCACCGTGATAAATTTGACCCAGAAGCTTATAAGATGGCAGATAAATTCTACTATAATTGGTGGAACGAGAGACGTAAGGCCAGACAGATAGAAGGGAAGGATATGAAAGATGAGTTCAGGAAGAGCATGAAAAAGGTGAAGGAGAAGATAACCGTCGATGCCAAGATCAGGGCGATGGAGGCGTTCTGGAGCGTCTGCGATTATGCCTACTGGCCGTATGGGGGAAGAGGGGTGCCCGGAATGAGACCCAACTGTTCCGCTTGTGGCGAGGAATGTAAATTACAATGTCCGAAAGGAAAGGAATTTAAAAACAAGATAAGATGAGCAAGATCAAAAATGTATTGGCAAAAGCCATTTCGTTGGCCTCAGAACAGCCTATGAGCTATAACGAGGCAATTGAGTTACTTAATGATATAGATACATGTAAGGTCAAAATATGGCTGGAAGAAGGAGCGATATTGCCTAAGTACGCACATAAGGAGGACGCTTGCATGGATCTGTTCGTTAAAAACATAGAACTTGACGGGGGTAGGATTATATACCATACTGGTGTGCATGTAGCTTTACCTGAGGATTATGAGATGGAAATCCGTCCACGTAGTAGTATCACAAAAACCAAGGCAATTATCCAAAACTCTCCGGGTACTGTGGATGAGGGATACAGAGGGGAGATTATGGTAGTATGTAGACGTATAGATCGTTATGGAGATCCTTCTTATTCTAAAGGAGATAGAGTAGCTCAATTGCTTATCCGTAGACGGGAACGGATCGTATGGGATGAGGTGGAATCATTAGAAGATCTTGGAACGGCTGATAGAGGAAGTAATGGATTTGGTAGTACGGGTAAATAATTGATGATATGGAAGATAGGAATACGTCAACTACGACTAATGAAAGTTTGAGAGAAGCAGGTAAACAATCAAATCCTGTTATGTATGGATGGAAATGTCCGGTATGTGGAAGGGTATATTCACCTTTCACGTCTATGTGCGCTTATTGCGGCAATAATAACATGAATCATATTACATGCAAGGTTACTGGATAATCGATATGAGCGGAAGAGTTAAGATAAAGTCCAAAGATAAGGATAAGAAACCTAAGATCGATGTATTTAAGGTAATAGAGAGCCGGTTTAAGAACATGAACGAGCTTCGGGATCTGATCGATACGGATCCAAGGAAAGGGCTGGTCAGGATCCGGGACGGGGCCGGCTTTAGGGAGGTGGAGCGGGGCGGGTGCCTGCACCGGAACTACCTTAACCTGTTGGAGGAAGAGCTGGGCGCTAAATTATCCATAGATCTTATAGAAAGGTATATCAAAAGATAATAATATATTAAATCGTAAAATTATGAATAGATATGTAAAGAAACCAATTGCGATAGAAGCCGTAAAATGGAAAGGCTTTAATAATGATGAGATCAAGGATTTCGCTGGTGATAGCGTTAAAATAGAAGTTATTAGGGAAGGTGACGCTGATAATGGGATACCTCCTTCTGTTGATTGTAGTATAGAAACCCTTGAAGGTGTTATGAAAGCCAATGTAGGTGATTACATCATCAAGGGAGTAAACGGGGAGTTTTATCCTTGCAAGCAGGACATTTTTGAGAAAACATATTTACATGAAGATGATATGGGTAACGTATCCGACGGATATCATACATTTAACGAACTATATAAATATCGAATGCTTTACAATGCCGCTTTCTTCAACGAGCTGGCTAAAGGGGATGTAAAGGTCTGTAAGTCACATAAGCATTATGATGGGGAGGAATGCTTCGGTGGAGGATGGTTTATTGTAATGGCCGAACTACCTACAGGTCAGATCTCCAATCATTATGAGAACCGGTATTGGGGGTTATTCAATATCCCTGAACTTGATACGGCATGGGAATGGGATGGACATACGCCTAATGAGGCCGCTGATAGAATAGAATCGTATTTGAAGTCAAATTGATATTAATATCTGCCCTAGGAATTACTTAGGGCAGGTTCGTTTTATATACCGAAGTGCCTACCACGATCTGGCTGTCTATATCCTCAATCAACTCAATGATCTCATCCCTTATATCGTAAGAAAGCAAGATCGGGATTATGGTTAGCATAAAAGATAGTATTATTCCTGATCCTATTATGATAGTAATATCATCACACTCTATATCTAACATCGGCATGACAAACATCAACCCTGACGTGAATATCATTACAAACAACGTGGATATCTCATTTATCATATCCCTCTCCATTACGTCTTTAATCATATCTCCTCGACTTTAGTATGGTTTATTATCCTACTGATATGACGGATACTTAATCCAGTACTGTCCTTTATCCTGCCATACACGTAGTTCCTAGATACGACAGTGGCCAAATCACCTAGCTCATTAAGTATCTCGTCATACATCTTATGTGTCTCGTTGTTGCGGATAACCGTACTATCCCTTACATTTATCTTCTCGATATCTTCATCGCAGAAGAAGATCTTGATTTTATGTAGTATGTCTCTAAACATGATTGTAGTTTTGTTCCAAAGATATGAATTTTTGATATCCGGTCAAAGATAAGACAGGGAGAAGCCAAAAAGAACGGGAGGCGGTGGTAGGACGGGGGAGGCCCGGAAGGACGAGGTCTCCCTCCTTCCCTTGGGATTACACTATCCTTACCGTTACTCGATAGTTACCACGAGAACTTTTCCCATAGGCATAAGATTCACATCCCGAACAAAGATCAGTTACTATACAATTATCGTTTAATATATAATCACCATCGTTAAAACCAAGTTGATATGGCTTCCTATCAATATATATATCTACAACGCCAAGACACATATTCTTGTTTATATTAACACGGTAGTGGATCTTACCGGTAGAAGAAGTCCTGCGCCTAAACATACCCCCTCCTTATCTGAGGGTTAAAATACCCCCCCCATCATGTATTTAACTTCTTTATTCATAATATATTATGTTTTAATTATATCGCAAATATAACAAATTAAATGAGATGGAAGGTGATATGGTTGTGAGGAAGTATGAGGGATATTCGGGGAGGATGATATGCGGGACGTTATTGGAAGGATGAGGTGGGGGATATGCGGGACGGACCACCTCCCCGAAATCGGCCCGGCCGGGCTGCCGTTTTTGGACCAGCCCCCCCCAATCCACAAAGGACGGGAAACAAGAACGGCAAACGATCTGCTAGCCGAAAAAGGAATGCTTATTTTGTATTTAACTTGTTGATTATCAATCATATAAATCAATATTTTAATATACGTTTACATTTGATTAGATTTATTACATATAATCGTCGAATTTTTATTGCAAAATATTTGTTTGAAAATAAAACATGTAGTATATTTGCTCCTGTAAGATAATAGCATTAACAAACAGGCGCACCAGATGCCAATACAAGTCCCGAGGGTACGGGCAAATCTAATGACAAACAAAGAATTAAACAAAGTCCAGAGTGAAGTTAAAAAATCAAACGAAAAGACATTAACGGGTGCAGTAAAAACTTGGTGCAACCTGTTTAAATCTGGTAAAGAAATAAACGACATACTAAAAGAAAATGATATTAAAGTATCAAAGGAGGTCGTTCCCGCTTTGGTTGCTTTAGCTAAAGACAAAGAAGTAGTAATACAGCTTTGTAAAGAAATATTACCACGTGTAAATAACACGTTTTGCGCATACAAAGAAGTAGAACGTGAATACTATGATAAAAATGATCAGGATAAAAACAAAAAGCTTAAAATGAACGAAATAGAGGATATAGCAATACTAGGTTCTTCTCATAAACGTTTTGGATACAATGAGCCTATAGAGTTTGATTTTGGTATATATTACGAAACGTTTAACGGAGCAGACAAACGTATCATAAAGTGCGCTGTACCTATCAAACGATATACGTTTAATCTTATTGCAAAATGTGTCACTTACTATTTGACGCACCCTAAGAATGATAGATAAAACGATTTGCCCCCTATTTAATCACATAGGGGGCGTTATGGTAGCACACCTATGCGTTCCCGTCGCGCTACTGATTTAGACTAAATAGGTACGATATTTGATATTTTGATATAAACATATTGCTGGTTGTTAGGGTGTCGAGAACTTGCAGTAGATAGGCCGCCGCTTAGTAATGTGGTTTAGGTACTATCCTAGTCCAGGGTAGTACTATTATCTTTAGGTTTATATCAATCCGGTAAGTACGCTAGGTTAACCTAGTAGGCCGTGTAAAAGCACGGGGTATATTGGTGTATATACGCATGTATAGGGCGTATGTTAGTGCGTTGTGAGAGCAGCACGTATTGAGTGTATTACGGCGTTATTTCCGTGCCAATATATCAATACGACGTATGTTAGGGTGGCTTAAATACCTAACATGTGTACGGATAGCAAATAACAACCCTTGCAAGTGTATTTTGTGCGGTTAAATTGACGGACAAAGTACGCCTTGCCGGTACGTATCACGGGTGACGTATGTGCGTATTTGGTCTCGTTCGTTCGGGGCAAAGGGACAAAAACCAAAGGGAATCTGGCGGGTGTGGTGCGTCCGGCTAGCTGTATTGATAACGGCGGCCTTGTGCCTTGTTAGTCGCCTGTTTCTTATTGGCTTTATTAAATGCGATTGATTATGTACAAGAATAAATTTAGTAACTTGAATAGGAAACTATCTATTCAAAAAGAAAAGGCTTTAGAATCTGCTAGAAAGTCTCAAATGGAGTTTTATATTGAGCTTACCAAAGAACTATACAATTCTAATAAATTAGATTGTAGCAGGGAGTCGGATAAGTGCAGGCGTAAGCGTGTTAGTTACATGGCAAACAAATTGAGACAGTAGTCGTTTGTTTTTATTTGATTTTAAAGTTTTGCCCTTCCGTATTGTAGTGATATAAGACGGAAGGGCTTTTTTGTGCCTATATTTTACAGAATGATAGCATATTCATATGTTTTGCTTACACATAAAAGTGTTAAGGCGGTAAATTTTAAGCCCTGATCTAAAATGTGTAAGTAAAATGCTTTATTATGTATCATTCTGTATATATTTATACCCATGCAGGCGGGTATATTGTGCCCTTATGTATGGTTTCGTGCGTGAATCGATCCTAAAAGGTATATAATAGGCGGTACTTATTGTATATTTTTTATCTATATCTGGGCTTATCTTTCCTTAGAGGTAGCTCTAAGGCTTGATATATATTATATTGTTGATACTCAATTAATTATATTATTTGGGTATTGTTTCTAAGTTACGGATACTTATTGTATATTTTTATTGGTATATTTATATATTTCGTACTTACCTTGTTTTGTGGTTACATGGCGTTTGAGTTGGGGCGGTATGTTATAGCTACGGGCGACGCCCTGCCTATAATCATAGTTTCTTTATTGGTTTTATTATCAATACATTGTATTAGGCAAGTATATAAGGCAATCAAGAACAAGGACCTCGATATCCTAGACTAAATCAGCGTTCCACGTGGAACAAAGTAGCGGAAGGTCTTAGGATTTCGTGGGGATTTCGAGGGAGGGGGGGGTTTGCGTGATGGGACACCTCCAAACAAGAAAAAAAAAACACCAACAAACAAGGAAAAAAACACCAACAAACAAGGGAAAAACACCAACAAACAAGAAAAAAACACCAACAAACAAGAAAAACACCTTTCGAGCAAGGAAAACGCCTTTCAATAAACAAGAAAAATACTTTTCAGGCAAGGAAACGCCTTTCAAGCAAGGGGTATCTTCCAATCAAATGTAAAAGTTTACAAGTGGCAGGAGTTCCCCGTCAAGGCAAGGCAGTTGTGAGTGATGGTGGGTATGGTGTTATTGGTGGTGGATATTGTTTATTAGTATGGGGTGATGCGGAGGAAACCAAGGGAAAACGGGGGCGGCGATGGCGTGGGGTAGGTCCCGCTGGTCGTCCGTCCCTGTTCCCCTCTGGCGTTAGTGTAATATTAAAAATCGGATAGTGATATGACGAAAGAAGAAGCAAGAAACGTATTTGGCGGTAGTATAGTAAATAATCTGCTGTCGCTAGGGGCTGAGCCTACCAACGTGGTAAGGCAAGACGGGTTGATAGAATGGAAAAGTGATGGATATATAGAGGTAGGAGGCTTACAGGTATGGGCCTACTATTACTTCGAGGATGGCGAGGATGTTGATAGATGTGATTGGGCGGATCATATGGAGATAAAGATAGAGGAATGTTGGATTTAAAATTGACTGATATGAGATTCATGTATTTAACGGAGCTTAGAGGAAAGGATATATGCGTAGGCGACAAAAAGTGCAAGAGGGTAA